TTAGGTCTTTCGTTCGGTTAGGTTAGTGGGGATGGCCCCGTTGTTAATTGCTTCATCAACCCACGCCCCAATTTTTGATCGGGCGTAGCTATTGTAGGGCAGCAGCCCCGCGTTATCGATTACAGACTCTGCCATTATTGCCAATCGCTGCCACAATGCAGGTGCCACCCGCTTGGCATTTTCCACGATGTCCGAGATAGTGATTTCACGGGCTTCTCGAACTTCGTTCGGTGTCATGGTGTTCAGCAGGTTGATCCGTTTCCGGCAATCTGCACATGGGATTTCAACCCCTGTCTCCCGTTTGATAATCACATGCAGCTCGTCGCCGATACGCGACTTGATGTGATTAACTGCGGCTTTCCTCACCTCTCTTTTATCGCAGAATCCTAAGGGCGTGTTGACCGGAGTATCCGGGGCTGTTGCACCTAGCTTCCCCTCCTCCCACGCCCGCCAGTATTTCAGCCCGCAGTCGGATGAGTCAGCCACGCCGCTGCAAAGCTGATGCTGACGTGGCTTCTTATCCATCTTATGCCGGTTGCAGTAGCCGGCAATTGGGCATTCGCAATGTATGTTCATTCGGTCACCGTAACTAAAATCGTAGTAGATGTGATGAATGGTGAGTCCGCTGGCCCGCAGCACGCAAGGCCGGCTGAGTATGACCCAGACCAGTCAAACTGAATTGGATCGCAGACCGCTGTATCCGCCAATGCGACGTATTGGCAGGAACCCATGCCCCTTACATCTATTGACCAACCGGACCCACCGCACGACAGAATGACCGTGACTGTCTCCGTGCAGAAAACCGCAGTACCCTTCCAAATGTTTCCCGCCGGTTCTTCGAACAGTGTCACCGTACCTGTAGGGCACAGCGTGCAGCCGAACGTAATGTCTGCGGACAGCACGCGGGGGATGGGGCGATCACAGCAACCGCCTACCGACCCACATTGGCCATCACACCAAGCACAACTCCAGTCCACAAGGTAGTCAGTTGTCCCGTCAGAGAATTCCCAGAAAAACGAAGGATTAGGGCAAGCGTCTGGGTACACCAACGGTCGCCGCATTGGCTGTGATGTAGATGTGATGCCAACCCCGCCCGGTGGGGCCAACTCAAGAACACAGCACCTAACCAGTTTGATCCGCAACTTATCGCCGCTGATCGCGGTGGACCCTGTTGTGTCGATCCTGATCTTAACCTTACCAAGGTTAAGAGGGTCAGTGTCCGTGTACACCACGTCGAGATCTGCCTGAAATGGCTTGAGTGCATCACCCCATTCAGCACGTCCCGTTATTGTACCAAGGGAGACCCACGCGGATGTAACCCAGTTCCAAGCGAAGAACTCCGCACTGGAGCCTTCCCCTGTTAGTGTGCCAACCCACGTCACCTCATTTGCGATTTGTTCATCTGCCGCAAAGGTGTAGTCTACACTTGTCGTGCTACCAGAAACTAAATGCGAATTGCCATCAGTAAGCCATAGCAGCCGGTTAATGTCACAGGCTAGTGATGATTCCGTGCCGGTATTTATCACTCGGCTGGATGGCGATAGCTCAATCACGCCGGGAATCTTAACCACCCAGCCATCGGACCGCGTCCAGACTGTATCGGTGCCGTAGATTATCGTTGGCCCGCCGTCGCATCCCGTTGCTGTCCGCTCCGTATGCACTCCCGTGACAATCTCACCCGATCCCCGGTAGGTGAAGTCGGCGGACGTTCGTGAATACACTCCAAAGCAGGCGTCACGGCATATACACCCACAACCAGCACACTTGGTGGTTTCAGAAACAACCAGTGTTTCCGAAGGAGCCAATGACAGTGTGAACGATGCACCATGTGCAGTGGCTGGCACCGTCCACGAGAATATAAATTCACAGCACTTCTTTGAGTGGCGGCCATCACATTCCGTCAACGCCGGGTCGGTGTGATCAATCAGTGTTGTACCTGATACGCCGAGTGCAACAATCTCATATTTCAAGTAGCACAGGTCATCAAGGTCGTTGATGATGAATCGAATGACCAGTGTTCCCTGAACGCCATAGAGATCAAAGTCGCCTGTATAAATTATTGGCTCACCGCCGGTATCATATGCTCCATCGCACGCCGAGAACATCGACCTGACAAGCATTGTGTCGCCACCTAACGTCTCCGCAGTGGCACAGATGGCCTTGGGGATGCAACTACAGCACCTTGCCGTTATGGGCTGATACGCCGTTGTCGCCAACGACGGGTCGTAAGGCTTGCTGTAGCAGCCACCACAGCAACAGCCGCCACCTTGAGCACCTTTGGAAACCATGTTATGAGCAACTTGTTTGAGGACAACACAATGCAGTGACTAGCCATATCTTTTCCGGCTCAGTTCCCGCAGTAAACCATGATGGATAGGCTTGACTATCCCATATGAATAGCTCAGCACGGCCCCAGCGGCCTGTAAGATCGACGTTCGGCTCGTTCAGCAGGCAGCCCATCCGGTCGTAGACGTAGACCACAGTGTCGTCCAGAGTCGATCCGAAGGCTGGCCCAGTAAACGTGCGAGTTTCAATCTGGACTAACGCACGACGAATCGATGGATCGGAGGAGACAATTTGGAACAGGAAAGCATTGCTGTCACCACCGCCACCACCATGTGGTACCCACTCACTGAAGATGTGCTCAACGCGGAAATATTCCCCCTCTGCAATTGACAGGTTAGGGTTTCGGTTGACCACGTCAATTTCAAGCAGTGAGTCTGTTAAACCATCTTCATCGTTCCTTCGTAGGATGGTTGCGGTGCCTGTGCCCGGTGTATCTAGGTTAGTTGCTGCCGGTATGTCTGACGTTGCCGTACAATGGTTTGCTGGGTGGGCAGTCCTGCGGGGGCTTCTCCTGTCTTTAGGCCCCCGCTTGTTCTCCAGTTGGCTCATATAGTCTTGAACCATCGCCTTAACCTGCAACGCAAGTTCAAGGGTTAGCTGTGCGGGAGGGCTTGGCATTATGAACTTATTCCCGGTAGTGCCGAGAACGGCAGGGATTTATAGATATCAAATTTAAGGAATACGAAGTCGCTGGGCGATGGTTCAAAAAGCTGCCTACCATTTCCATTTAACCCCACAGGCTCTGATACCGGCTTAAACTCCGCGTCGACGCAGTCTATGGTTTTATAGGCCTCCACGCCTAATTCAAAATCTATTTCCAACACCCTCTTGCGGAAACCTGCGTCCAGAGGTTCAAAGGCCCAGCCCTCCGGCTTGATCTTGATCGAATAGGATACAGGGTAAAAATAGGTTTCCCCTCGAAGCTCCCTCGCACCAATGCCTAGTCCAGACATCTTAGCTAGGCCAATACCAATACTTAGCCCACCGATAGTGATATTATCACTGTTGATGGCGTTTCTGTAGCCAAGCACCCAAGGTGGTACCGTTCTTACGTTCGCTTGAAAGGATGCGATCAGGTGGTCAGCCTCCCGCGTGGGTGGGTCACTGAAGGGGTCGAGGGCTGAGTTTAGGATAGCCTCGTCAGTATTAACGTCGTACAGAATCAGTTCTTCAAAAGCCTCTGTAGACCACGTTAAAAGGACCTCATCAGCTTCGGGGTCTACAGGGTCGAAGGATCTCTCATCGGAGTAGCTATATGCTGCCTCCCAACCCGCCCAAGGGTCTGAGTTGGTAATGGAGATTGACTTGCAGTACGCATTGGGGTCCTCCGGGTGTACACTGCCAACAAATGGTAGCCCCCCGTGGGACCCTATGGCATAAGGTCCGTCCAGCTCACTGTCGGTCTTCAGCTTGAACTTGCGTTCATATTTACGCTTCCCTGAGTCGTTAGACGCTGACCGCCCTCCTGCAATTTCACCAACTAATGTTATGGTCATGGGGTTGTTACTCCAACAACTACGAGTCCTGGGGCCACTGCTGCGGCTGTGTTAGCTGCAACCTGTGCCAGCAGGGCAATCTGTTTACGGGCTAGCTTATCTTTACGGTCTTGGCCCATCATGGAGAGGATACCCTTATAGGCTTCTGAGCTTCCCTTCTGCATGATTGAAGCCCCCCACTTACCGGATGCCGTCTCAGGGGCTTTTTTATTAAAGCCTTCACCCTTGCGGCTGGGGGAGTTTTCTTCAGGTGGTGGGGCATCTTCATATTTAAGTTTACGCTTGGGGTCGTTCTGCATACCCTTCAGCGTATCCAGTGGGTCCAGTACGGCCTGCTTGAAGCTGTCGCCTAAAGATGAACCAAGTTGGTCAAGGTCCGTCTTCAGGCTAGCTTCAAGGCCAGTAATTACCCTGTCTGGAATCTCCGGCATATCATCAATTGTGTTGATGTACCCCTTTGTTAATGGCTCCCACACGTTACTAAAGTCATAGTCCCCGCCTGTGAGGAAGGCCATGACATTGTCCCAGATACGCTTGATATTCTTACCAAGGTTCTCGAACGTGGTTAGAACATTGGACCCCACTGTGACTATAATGTTTCCGAATTGTTCCCCAAACCACATAACATAAGCGGGCAGGATTTTTGTAAAGAAGTGCTTCAAATCCTGACCAAAACTTATGATATCCAGCAGGGCGTCCTTGTACCAGTATTCAAGTATGGTCGACCAGTTGTTCACAGCCCACAGGACTGTTTGTGAAATAATCAGCCACCCCTGAGCCATGTGGTCAATCAAGCGATAAAAGTTATCGGTCGCCCAGTTGATCCACGTTGTAAGTACCTCACTGCCACCGGAGAAGCCCTCCGACAGCTTGTAGCCAAACATGATAGCAAAGCCTTCAGCGGCAGACTTGAGCCTCCTCATAGCCCCACCGGGTCCAGCGTCCAGAGCATCACTACCATCCTTTGCGTACCCTTGTAGGGCATCCATCTCATCAGCCATCTTACGAACGCTTGCCCCCGTCTCAGACAGCACAAGGCCCCCCGTTACGCCAAGGATACCGAACGCATCCGAGAATTTCTTCATCTTCTCTACGTCGGTCAGGTTGGTCGTACCCGCTTCCATGATCTCAAAAGCCTCAGTCAGGCCAACGAAGTTACCGTTGATATCCGTGAAGGACTGCCCGAAGATATCAGCCATGCGTTCAGCATCCGAACCTGTAAGGGTTAGGATACGCCTCATAGTGGTACCGGCTTGCTCACCCCTAATGTTCATGTTACCAAGCATTGCCGTAGCCGCCGTGGCTTCGGATAGGGATACGCCCATTACTTCGGCAACCTTGCCGGTGTATTTCATGGACGCACCAATATCGTCAAGCGTATTTAAGCTGTTGTTTGAAGCATACGTCAGGATGTCCGCCGCCTTACCAGCTTCAGTCGCATCCATCTTAAACACACGCAAGGTTGAGCCAAGATAGATGGCAGAGTTAGCGGCATCTGTCCCTGTAGCCCGTGACAAGCTCATGACGCTTTCGGTGATGGTGTCAATCTCTTTGGGGCTGAAGTTGGATGTACCGAGTGAGGTCATCATTGCCGCAACCTCCGTTGCCGTAAAGGATGAGTTACGCCCGAGATCCTGTGCTTTCGTGCTTAACAGTGATAGTTCGTCGGCGGTAGCACCGCTCCGCTGGGCGACCATTCTCATCTGGTCGTCAAACTCGATCATCTTGTCGACCGAACCCTTCGCAGCCTTGCCAATTGCAAGGAAGGCCCCAGAAGCAACAACAGACCTACCAAAGGCAGCAACCCGTGATCCCGCTTTATCAGAGGCTTTGGCAACCCTCCCGATCCGGTCTTCAGTGGTTTTCATCGACTTTACGAGCTGGGAAACATCAGCTCTCATCGAGACGACCATATCACCTAAGCTAGGCATTGTTTCTTCCCTTATATGAAGCGGATATTTCGGAGGCGGTCGCTTGCACCTCCTCCACCCAAGGGGTTGCTACCTGTTCGATTTCTGAATCTCCCGAATGGCACTTGAAGTAGTGGGAGAGCATTGAGGTTATGAGACCAAGCATTCGTTCGGTGTGGTACAGTGGTTCTACTTGATCGTAGGCCGCCCACTCATCGAACTGGTCTGGGGTCATGGTGGATAGTAGGCCGTCCACATCGACGGTGCCTACTAGCTTGGCCAGACGGAAGGCTAGAAGTCTTCCTCGGTCTCTTCGGAGTTTCCCACTAGTGCATCTACGTCTTTGTCAGACATGCCACAGACTCCCTGGGCTGCTGAAACAATACGTTCGACGACGGTGATGGGCTGAGATCCAACGACCCCAACGTCTTCTTCGCGGAGGATAAGTGTTCCGCCCTCGTCGCAAAGGCATGCCACTACGAGGCGTTCGCGAATCTCCTGTAGTTTGCGTTTGTTACTCTTACCTGAGGAGGTCTGGAATTGCTTCTCAAAGGCTGACCGCTCTCGGGCGGTCATACCCTTGACGTAAACGATTCCACCTAGCTCTGGGGCCGCAACAACCTGAATAGTTACTGGGGCTTTTGTAAGGAACTGTTCTCTTGTAATTACACTTGGCATTGTTCTGCTATCTTAGTCGGGGTTAAAAGCTGAATTATATCTAGTCTTCGTCGTCGAAGTCGTCATCGTCTTCGTCGTCTTCATCTTGAACCAACTCATCTCGGGCTTCTTGAAGAGCATCCATGTATTTCTCATGCGCTCTACGTAAGTCACCCTTAGTGTGTTTGTCCATTCCATCCACTCTGTCAATACATTCTTGATCAGCAGCCTCTGCGAGACCACCATGTACCAGCCGGTAAGCATCAACATGTTCGATGACACTACCGGCTGGTGCATATCTCACCCCATTTTCAACCACAACGATTGAGGGGTCTGTACTGCTCGTAGCCATTAAAGTGATAAGTAATCGGGCTTTCACTATTCTCTCCTGCTTACCAGCCGGGTAGCTCGGTCAACGTAAGTGTTGAAGTAAATTTCACACCGTCTGACATAGCGACGGTGAAGTCAAGGGACATACCCGCTGACTTAAATGTCCACGTTGTTGAGTCCGCAAACACAACAGCACAGTCCACTTCAGCGGGGGTGGTAATGTTTGATGTAATAGTACCATGTAGGGATGGGTCGAAGAAGCCTCCAATGGACAGCTCACCCGGCTCCGAGTACCCTGTCTGTGAGTACTCCTTACCGGCATCGGTTGTGGAAAGTGTAGTACAGTCGAACGTCTCAACTTCCGCACCAGAGAACGAAATGTCCGTTAACTGGGCCACGGCTGTAAGGAGGCTGGAAACTGATACCTGAAAGACTGTACCTTTGCTCTTGATCTTAGCCATTATGTTTTACCCTTTACGGCCACGGTTTTTGGCCAAGTATTGTCGAATTTTTGTTTTTGCAGTTTTTACCATTGCCCGCCGCATTCCTGCACCTGATGCGTTAAAGGCTCGCTTCATGAAGTGGCCAAATCCGGGGGCGATTGACATCTTGCCGGTATTTTTACCACTTCTATGTCTACGTTGAGAGGTCCCTAAGATAAGCCAATGGACGTTACGTGCGGAGATACCTATTCCATCACCGCGACCACGGGCCGTCGTCTTAGAAATGCCCAACTGTTTGGACTTATTAACACCAACAGAAAAACCGACTCTAAATGAGTCGGACAGATTGGGGCCAGAGTTACGCCGGGCACCAGTTTTAATGGACCTGCCAAGGTATTTGTAACCCGAGGGTAATCTACCCTTTGCTACTTGACGAACCACCCTAATTGATGCCAGCACCGCCGAGTTGGCTATCTTCTTTGCATCAGATTTCCGCAGCTTGGCCAGCATCTTTATGATGGATTTATGGCCTTTAACAAAGCTGCTAGCACCGTTGGCCATAAAGCACCCCCTAGTATCTCAGCTCATCCCCGGCCAAGTCAAAGCCGGTTGGCTCAGAAACTTCGAACGCGGAAGCCCCATCCTTGCGGGATGAGATTTTATACTGTGTTCTTCCGGGGTCCGACCAATCCCATGCGGTTTCACCAAGGGAAAGGCATTCCACGGAAAACACATGGCTAACCCCTTGGACTACCCGCGTGATGATATCCCCGCTCTCAGGAGGCCCGAGAGCGGAGAGTTCATTCACGCCGATATTCCACTCAATTGTTTCAACGACCTGCTCCGTTCCCCCAACATCAATCGATTGCTTACTGGTGTAACCCTGAACGGCATTTGATATAGTTAGTGAGGTGGCCCCTCTCAGGTAGGTCACCGGAACACCAACGGCATTCCGGGTAACTCTTAATCCCGTACTTAGTGCCCGCTCAAACGGAGACAGATCGTCGCTCATGTTACACTTCCACTGCTTCAGTCTGGACGATGCCGTCCGTCGTGAAGATAGGTACGTTAAACGCACTTGAAGGGAATGGTGCAGGGTTACCAGTAGGATTGGTAGCTGTACGACCCTGCTGAAGGTCTTTCAGAGACGTTCGGTTCATGATCACGAAACTTGGACCCATCCCTGAAGGGAACTGAGACAGCAGATCAGAGATCAGGTCGTCCGTCAAAGGCTTAGTATCTGTAACACTGTTGATGTTGCAGATACGGCCATTTGAGTACTTGCCACCCATCTGGAAACCGATGTACATTGAAGCTGGTGTGTAGTACACCGGATAGTTGGTATCATTTGCTTCAGTGACAATCGTATCACCAAGACTAATGCCGCGAGACATTGGTGTGACAAGTCGGCAATCATCAAAGCCCGTTCGTACCGCAAACGCGGAGCTTTGTACATCGGCAGTTGAACCCGCCGCGTTGATAACCATGTCATCGGCAAGGGCATCAAGATCAGTGTTGTTCAGGAGTCCTGAAAACCCTGCTGAATCCCCAAGAGCAGTCGTGCCATAAATGCACTGTTTCTCCAGCTTGAATAGAGCCGCCGCAAGATGCCGGGCACCTTCACGGGCGATCAGGTCTTCTGCACCTCTACGCCATGCGTTCGCTACAGCGTAGTCAACACGCCATGAGAAGTCTAAGATAGTGCAAGCCACCGTAACGACGGTGTCCGCACTTGAGTCGTAGTCTCGTCCAGCGTTCGCAGCTCGGAAACCAACTACAGGAGCACCCGTGTACTTGTTGTAGCTGTGAGTTTCAGAACCATCCGAGGTGTCGCCGATAGGCAGACGTGAGATGAACGGAGAACCATTCAGAACTTCACTTGTCATTGTCGGATCAACATCAAGTGCATCACTGATGAAGTCCGCTACTGTGAACAGATCATTGGCCATTAGGCTAAATTCCTTTCAGGAACAGGGTTGGATTACTTACCGTAGTTTTTACCGGAGATACGAATCTTAGACGAAAGGGACTTTTCCTTTTCGGCTGCATCGTCGGCACTGAACTCGGTGCCTTCATCCTCACCCAACGCGAGTGAAGCGATCTTAGCCTCTGAGGCCGCTAGCTTTTCTGACAGGTCCGCAACCTTTGCAGTCAAGTTCTTAATGTGGAGGCTCTGTGCTTCCCCAAAGGCCACGCCTTTAAGAAACCAGCCAGTACCTTCTGAAACCCCGAATGCTGTTACATAAGCACCAAGTTCTGCATTGAAGTCCGCACGACTAGGAGAAGTATCCTTGTCCTGTGTGTCTTCAACCGGAGCATCAATTGCGTCCGCCATTTTGTCTTCTCCTAGAGTAGAAAGAGTTACACCCTGACGTGACAAGAACCTAGCAACAAACTGCTTGGCCCTATCCCCATCCACTGCGAATGAGGACTGTGTTGGCTTCACATCTGAAAGGCCAAGCACATATTGTAAATAAGCATCTGCATCAATAGCCGACTCCTGCCCCCGTTTGAACAACCCACTGGGGTTGGCCGCCGGGCTGTCTACTGCGTCGCAGGAGTAGATGCGTGATAGTCGTGCGTAAGAGTAGCCCTCTTCATTTCCCTTGTCGCCTTGGATTGCCCCAAGGGATACAGCCTCGTCATATTCTTCTGAGGCTTCAAAGTCATGATCGAATACAATGGATAATCCAAAGTCTTCGGGGGTATCCTCTGCTAATGAAAGTACGTAGGTGGCGAGGTCCCCATCAGGGGTGTTATACGCCGCCTCTTGGAAATGCAGGTCAGCAAAGACCTGATCACCTTTAACAACAGCATTGTAGAACTTACCCAGCTTTGTACCCACTCCGTCACTGGATAGACCGGGGTGGGTAAATCGTGCCTTGATGCCCGTAGGGCTGGAGTTGATACCCTCCTCTACTTGTGACAGGAAGGTTTGGTCTACCCACAGTTCGTGGCCAAGGGCTTCCCCGCGAGTGATAATGCTCGTCGAGTAGATTACGCCCTTGCCAAACTTACCGCCCTCGCGATCAACTGTGAGGCTTCCCCCTTTGTTGAACGCACTGCGGAACCGCGTAGGTTTATTTTCAATGACTGGCATTATACATCATCCTCTTGTGTGTCAGGGTCTTCAGGGTTTTCCTCAACCTCAGGTGGGATGAAACTTAGCTGTATGCCTAGTAACTCCGCTGCCTCTTTGGCCTTGGCAATCTGTTTCAGGTTCTCATCAAACTCACCCCTGCCACGTTCCTTGCAGATTCTGTATGGGTTATCCAGACCTGCCTGAATAGCCATAACATCACCTGATATCTCTTTGACGGGGTCCCACCAAGGCATACCCCTGTGTACCCACTCGAACGGAACATCGTTGACAGTCATCCCGTCGGGAAGTACAAGTAGACCTGATATGATCCACTGCTGTAGCTTCCAGACTGTGATACGCCGAAGTGACTCAAGCACCACGTCACGCTTGGCTTTACAGGATCTGTCATACAGCATCCAAGCTGCCCGTGATCCAAAGAAGTTCGTTCGGGATTCGTCCACGAAGTTGATAGGAAGGTCCAGAGCCTTGATGGCCATGCTCAACACTAAGCTGATGAAGTCCTGAGTATTGCTTCCGGGGTTGTCTGAGGTCAGGAACTGTGCTGTGTCGTCCTGATCCATCTCCATCTTGATGGGGCCTTTTCCGAAGTCCACATCATAGGTGCCATCCCCGTTTCTGGTATACTCTCCTGTACCGTTGGCGTTGGCAGAGGAAATGACCAGAGCAAATAGCTGCTCTACTTTCATCTTAGCGAGGGCGTAGTCAACACCCTCGTACACGTCCTGAAACGAGTTGTAGGCTGCGGCCAGTGGCGACACACCACGTACTTGGTCAAACCTATCAAAGCTGGCCAGGTGTACGAGGTTCTTGGCTGGCACCCGCCGCAGAAACTTGTACCGCCCATACCGCTCGCGGGCGTGTAGGCCCCACTGTAGGGGCCGCCCATCATTGTTTACCCTGCAACCATTGAACCACTTCTCAGCGGGTTCAGCATCATCTGGGGTCTGCATGAGGTCACCCTCAACAGCAGTAAGGCTTCCGTTCGTTCGCTTGAGGAACAGGAAGTCGCCGTCCAGAATATGCCTCATTTCCGCTGTGCGGATCATCTGTGAAAAAGTGAACCTCTGAGAGGAGTCGCAGTTATGTGGCCTGCTGAATACCTTCATCAGAAGTTCAATCTGGTCATTCAGTTCCTCGTTCTCCGAACGGACCTGAAAATTGAAATCTGTGTTGTAGTCGAGGTGCTTCCGTACCGCCCACGCAACCATAGAAAAGTTGCGGTAAAGCGTCTGGCCCGTGCCAATCATCGCCTTACGTTGCTGGCCGTGAAGGAACTCATCCTCATTCTTCAGGATGGGGCTGGCTGCTTTTCGCTTGCCGACCGATGCAACCGCATCGTACCCACTGGCAAAGCTGGTTTTAACCTTATTCGCCTTGTTTTTCTTCTTGGACATTACACGCCTCGCGAAAGGTTGATGGATGACACGCGAGGTTTACGCGGGGTCTCCCCTTTGCACTCAGCGATCTGGGCTTCTAGCTGACTAGCAACCCGCTGCATATTTGGAATACTTGCAAAAACCGTAGTCTGCCCGCCCGCCACAATGGTGGTGATACCCATGCGGATAGCTTGGGTCAGGTTTTTGTAGTCTTCTTCAAGCTGTTGAAGGTCATCTGACATTGTTGACTCCTAGCATATTATAGTGCGTACGTGGCTTTAGTTAACACTACCACTCTCGTGGTCGCGAGAGGTAGGCCGTAAATACTCAACAATTCTGTATCTCCCCCCACACTCCCTACATGAGACGTAGGACCACTTAACCTGTGTGTACGTGAACCCCGTGAAGGTTGTGCCCTTGATATCCCTGTTAATTACGGATTCTTTATTGGTTCTGTCTGTACACCCACACTTTGGGCATCCCGTAGGTAGGGAGGTGACAGCCGCCACAGGGGCCGCAGGAGCCTTCTTAACGGAGACCTTTTTTTGGGCTTTTTTCATAAGTAGCTTACTTTCTTCACCTTCGGTGCAGGGGGCGGTGTTATCTCACCAAACTTTAATTTACCTGTAATTCCACCGGCGACTACTGAGCCAACCAAACAGTCAAATAGATGGTTGTCTGGTCGACCCGGTACTGCACCCCATTCGATGACTCTCCCATATGGCCCTTCGGTTTCAGTCGGGAATTCACTGTCGCTCAAGTGCGACGCAAAGTCTCTATGGTCTCCAGCAGGTAGCTGAAATGATCCCGGCTCTCCGAGGTCCGTTCGGATTCGTCTATGGGTGAAGGTCTTGGCACTATTCGCACAAAAGAGGATATACTTGACCGACCGTCTGTTCTGGTCCGGCAGCATCCTCCAAGGTACGAAGGGGTCCTTACTCCTTCTCTCGCCGCTACGTCGGGGTAGGCTCATCATTGGAGTATCCGCAGCCTTTATCCCTCGACCGTGTGCGACGTATGTGTTAGGCATTCCCGCTTCCGAGACTCCCTTATGTACAGAGTCTGTCTGGTAGCCCCCGTCCACCAGCCCCAGCTCACACCTAAGTCTAAGCCCATCTTCTCTAAGATATGTCTTGGACATCAGGTTGGATAGTAGGTCCTTGATGGCGTTCGTGAGGACCATTTCGTCACTCATGCCCTTGTACTTACGCTGTAGGGTGTTACGCACCCTAGAGTAGCTCATGCCCGTACTACGCTGCTCAGGGAAGATCCCGTACTCGATAGGGTGTATCGTGAAGTTATCTGTGAAGCCTGTAACACAGTAGTACAATGCCCTCTTCTGCACGTCGATATGCAGGGCGATAGTTTCTACACCCTTGGGTATATGCCTGTGCATACCCACTCGGGTGGATAGGATCTCTTTAGCAGTCAGGAACTCAATCCCTACGGGTCGCCGTGAGATTGGTTCATTCTGACACTCTGAGGCGAACACCACAGGACCGTCGTCAATCAGAATGTTGTAGGCGTGTTGAATGGCTGATAGCTCACCGTCATCTTCAGCAAAGCAGTGGTGCCATGTGGCCCCCGCCCCCTCATCCATTTCATACTGATTCTCAGCGTAGAACTGGTTGGCCTCGTTGATCGCCCGCCGCCTGTCTCTTGGGTCTTCGGGGTTGTACGTTCGTCGTAGCTCCGAGTACCTGTCCATCCAAAGTTCTTCATGCCTGTCCGCCATAGCGGTTAGCATGGGAATCCTCATTCCTTCCACTTCCGGATGTTTCTCATGAGACAACAGGTTATCGACCATGTCGTCCGGCTCAATGACTGTAG